GTAAGTACCTGACCGATTGCTATGTCATCACGTACACCTGCTGATATGTCAGTCTTAATCTCAGTGAATGGGTCAACCATACATCCGTCAATCTTAATGAAGTTGTCTGCCTCTATCTTCTCTACTGAATTATAGAAGGCTTCAATGCTTAGGTCCTGAAGACCGGAGTCAATGATATAGAAGTGCTTATTGATAAACTCAATAGCTACCTCAGTCTCCTCATCTGTAGCTGTAATCTTATCGTTGACTAGGAAAGGCTTACGTAAGTAAACCCATAGCAACTCAGCGAACACCTCTGTAGGTGAACCTGTTTCGGGTGAGTAGATTGCCCACTTCCATCCATCGTATTCCGCTAGGTTCATCATGAGTTCGAACCCGAACTGAGACTTACCTTGGTGAGCACCCGCATAAATATATGTAGTGGAACCACGCTTAACAGAATACTTATCGAACAAAGAACTAAATCCTGTCCAAGCACCCTTCTTGATTCCGTTGTTTCTTAGTGTAGTTAACGAGCCTCGAAGTTCGTTAGCTGTGTATATTAATTTTTGCATCTGTCCTTATTTTATTTATTTATTGTAGTCGCTTTCCTTATGTGTAAAGCTCCTACTTAATGGCTGTCTGTCTAACTCATCTGACACATGAAAGTCATGTATCTTTTTACCTGTTAATTTTAAAGATGCCATCATCTTCATTATCATTTCAGGGCTGTTATTCATGTCATCAATGGATGCCATCCTAGTTGGTATCTCCATTGTCCGGTAGTTGTTAATGTATCCGTTACCTCTCTTCACTTTGTATGCAACTTTAATCTTTACAAAGTAAATCATTTGTCCAAGGTCGTCACCTGATTGTGGTGCAGAGTTAGGATTTATTTCAAAGTGTTTATCTAGTGGTGATTCCATTACATTTTTATTAGTCGTAACCTGCGTTGATACTTTCGTATCAGTAAGGCTGAGTTAGTTAATTGCTTTTGAATATCAGCGGTCCATCCAAATCTACTTGCTTGTATAGATAGGTTTACATTATCTATCATTAACATATCAAGAAAACTTTGAACCTGTCTTATGTGTGTGTACTTCCTAAACATATTCTTTAATTTTAAAGTTAGTATTAGTGTCCTTAAACATTAACTCTTGGTCATTAGTGGAGCCATCCCTTGGCGGTCTACCTCCGTAATAAATTTTTCCCTTGAGGTTGTTTATTGTGGTGTACTTAATTCCATCTTCATATGCCCATACCAAAATTGCATTAGGTATTCTCATCTTCCTTGCGAATGCTTGTAGGTCTACTAGTTTTCTTAATCCTACTACAGGTGAATGATTGTCATGAACTGATTTCACTTTACGTACTCCCTTAATTTCAACTGCTGCTATGTCTGTGTTGTCTTTATGAACAACGTAATCAACTGCTGCGTGTGGACCTTGGTCTTGGAACTCAATACCATCCCGGTCTTTTATCAGTAGCCGAATAGCCTTGAGTTGAAAGTCAACATCTCTTTTTGTTTCGAATGTTTTACTCATCTCTCTTTGGTGTTAAAGGTTATAAAGGGGAGTCAGTCTAGACCTAACCACAAGCTTTTTATATTTAGTTTATAAAAAAAACTGCTCCCCTCTATGATTAAAGCAAGGTGGATACTTACCCAAGTAAAGACTAATAATATTAGCACAACCACCTTGCTCTTGGTAGGGAGGGAGGGATTCGAACCCTCCTTGCAGTATAGATAAACCATTAAATTACCAAGCCTCTATCTATCTACCACCGTTCTCCCCTATAGTAAGAGGAGGGACTCCGCAGTACCCTCCTCCTCATTATGCCCTACGTAATACCTTAGAAAGGTAGGTCATCACTGTCGTTGACAGGTGCAGCCTTAACCGCAGTACCTCCTTGTGGATTGTACTCTCCTTGTAGTTGGATGTACTTGCCTCCGTCACGCTTGTCTTTCATCTCAAGGTTGACCCAACCTTTGTCGTTCTTTGCGTTCTGAAGAACCTCAAAATCTTGAGGACCTAATGCAATCTTTACTATCTGACCGAACTTAGTTGTTACTACGCTTGTCTTTGCTACGAATTGTTTGTCTTGACTCATCTTAATTTAATTTAGTTACTTGTTATTAATTCTTTTAGGTGGTCGTACTTGCCTGAAAGGTCAACGTACTTAGCTTTTAATTCATCTACCTCACTATGTAAGCTAGCATCTGAAGAGAAGTATCCCTTCATAAAGTTGTTCGCCCGGTTGTACGCTAGTTCATAACGCCTGTCGGCCATGCGATTATCATGAGAGTGTATGTAGGTATGGACACCCTTCGGGTCCGTGTTTGAAATCCTACCTATCTCACGAAGGCTCAGTCCTTGGTTGTGCATTGCACATATAGCAATGGCTCTAGCAGTGGTAATCTCCTTGGTCCTCTTGTTAGATAGTATGTCAGCTGTGCTGACTCCTCCTGCACTAGCTGCGCATAAGAGAATTACATCTGCTAGGTTTTTAAAGTTCCCCAACTCTTGCTGAGTAAGGATTGAATACTCCATTTAGAAATGTTTTTTCGTAAAGGTTAATAGATTTGTTGAACTCCCACTCCCCTCTAGCTAGGAACTCATCGCTTGCACGGAAGATACCTACCTCGTAAGGGAAATCTTTCTCAATCACTAGGAAGTAGAAGTTGTCCACACCGAATAATGTTTTGTAGATGTGTGCTTGTTGATTGTACATCATCCATGGTGCGCCCTTCTTCCAATCCTCTAGGGATTTTGCTGAGGTCTTAAGGTCAACCAAGTAAGTCTCAACTCCATCAAAGACTAAAGCATCAGCCTTGCCCTTGAGTTTAATAACATTACCTGATTCAGTTATGTGTTCCATAACAGCCGGAACCTCAGCTTTAAAGTCAATGCCCATTAGGTCAGTGACCTCATCTAGTTTCATTAGCTTGTCGTACATACCCATCACGAGATTATAATCTTTGGACGGCATGACTAACTTACCTTCATTCTCTAGTTTCATTTCCTTGTAAGCAGTAGTACCTCTTCTTCCTTCGAAGGGAACAGCTACCTGCTTGCCCTCTAGGAACAGCGCGTGCAGCGCAGTACCAATGTCAAAATAGGATGCACTAGGGTAGGACCACTTACCTTTTCTCATCAAGTGAAACTTAGTAGGTGACTGCCTTAGCAGCTTAAGCATACTATTCGAGAGGTACTCCTTGTCAGCGAAGTAAGCCTCATCATCATTAAACTTTTCAATTACGGACATCTATTCCCATGTGTTGCAGAGTGTAGTCTACCAAGTCATCAACCTCTATTTCAGTAGGGGTTTCATTCTCCAAGCCTGATAGTAAATCAATCAGGTGAATGGTATAACTTTGTAGGAACTCTAGTTCATAATCATTTACCTCATAAAGAACTTCTACTACCTCGTCCTTTATCGAGGGACTAACAACCTCAGAGATAAGTGACGCTGCAAACGTAGTCACAGTATCACTCATCTTGAAGTCCTTTAGTTCGTTAGACCAATTCAGCACCGAGAATCTCTTTGCGTTGGTCAGCAGTAACCTCGTACTTACCTAGGGCTACCTTAACTTTGTCAGCCGCTCCGTTCTTCACAGCCTCTATCATCTTTCTCTTGATGTCGCTAGTCATTTTTATCTTAGCTTCCTCCTTAGCCGCAGGACTAGGGTTATCCCCTTTTTTGACATCTTGCTTGGCGATAGCCATTGTAACTTCGTTACTACTTGCAATCGAAGTATCAATACCAATACCGAGATTAGCCAATGCACGTCCCCAAGCACTCGTCTCACAGTTCTCCACATAACTTGTCTTGTTAATGTAGCTACTCGACTTGTCCTCCTGTGCGAATCCTGTAGCTCTTAGGACCCAATTGTCATCACGTATTTCAGCTCTGATAACACAGCTGTCAGCATCTAACTGAACAATCTCTGAAGACAATGACCAACCTGAATAGTCAGGATGTGTGCGAAGGTATTTGATACGCTCGTTCACCTCTACATAGGCCTTGCCTTTGATGTTGGTGGTTTTGAAATTGTGTACACTCATAGTTATAAAATTTAATTGGTTACTTATTTTCTCTAGGTTTAATATACTCCGATTCACCGTGCTCGACAACGTCTGCCCTGTATATTTCCAACACTCCTTCCAACACAGCAATAGCTGACTCGGTGTTTAGTAGTGTAGTCTCTAGCACGGCAATGATTCTGTCCTGTGTGGACCACATTGTGCGAATGTCATCAGGCATAACCTTCTCAAAGATTGTTGCCCAATTGTTTACAGCACTGACAAACTCTTTGTCTAGTACAGACATCCTGTCTTTCACCTGTCTCTCACCATGTATAATCGTTGCGTGATTAACATTGAGATAACTACCAACCTCTTGGTAGGTAGTGGTAAATTTATTCTTAAGGATAAAGGAAAGACATTGCCTCGGAATGACTACTACTCTTTGCTTTGTTGGTGACAGCGGGTTTACTCCGTACGATTTTTGGTACGACTGACACAGTCTTTCTACTATTTCTAGGCTTAACTTCTTTTTTGTTTGTAACGTGTGTGACTTCATACATATATTTTTTTAGTTTTGTTAACGCTCTACCTTGGGTGTTCCTCACTGTTTTAGGATGGATGTCTAGCTCTAGAGCTATCTCGTTCCTAGTCTTATCCTCTAGGTAATACATCCTGATGATGTCGCGCTCTACTACGTTGAGTTCCTCACTCATAAACTCTTTGATTATCTCAATTGTATTATCATAAGGCAGGTCGTTAGACACTGCGTTCTGTAGGTACATATTGAACTCATCATCTCCGTTGCTGTAGGTTACCTCGCTCTCAGTCCGGACATCTAATCTCTTAGCTCTCTCTAATACTTTGTAAGCATTGAGGATAGCAAACCTAAAGGTGCTCATCACTGTACCAACCATGTGCTTCTCACCTTCGAACTCTACCTCTCTACGCTTCAAGCTCATCACGTTCTTAATCGCTATGAAGTTAGCCTCCTCCACAACATCATCGCTGTAGAACGAGTATCCATAATACTTTGCACAGAAGTGCAGGAATCTGCGGTTAGGTGGGAACCACTTTGCTATATAATCGTCTGTTATTTTCATCGCTTTATTATAATATATTATATACTATACTATTATTATAAGAGTTCCCTTAAGGGAACTCTTTTATAATACTCTTATTAACATTACACCTTTTCGTTAAGAACCTTGTTAAGAAGTTCTTTCGATTGGTTATACCTATCTGTCATACCATCGTATCTTAACTTCAACGCTCGGTATTCGTTACCCGCTTTCTCTAACCTGTCTTTAAGAGTTATGATGTCACCTGTCCTGACCTCATGTATAGATACAAATCTCTCGAACTTGTATACTATTCGAGCAACCCTCTCGGGGTTGCTCAACTCTTCCCTCTCAGCTTCTAGTAGGTCATTGAATGCATCGTATAAAAGCTCAAGGTCTGCGGCATACAGGAGGGTGTCACTCGCTGTCATTGAATCGTATTTTCATTACAGCATTGCGTTTATTGTGTAGTGCTAGTGCTATCCTAGCCTCGTCTATTGTTTCAAAGTCTTGAGTATATCTTTCTTGACTTATAAAACCATCCCATTGTACTTCGTAAGTTAACTTTCTCATAGGTCTTTTGTTATTAGGTTTCTAAGTTCTGCAATTTCAGCAGCGATTTGTGAGGTGTTGCCGTGCTCGGTCTTGAAGTATTGCTCTAGCCTTGTCAGCAGTCCTGCGTTCTGAATCTTTTCTGTCTCTGTCATCATATCGTTTCGTATAAATTGTTAGATGATACTAGTCGTAGTATACTCTCAGGCTTTAGGGCCATGTAGCGTTCACGCTGTACGTCATATATTAAAAAGTTGTTAGGGTTAAGGCAAGACTTCCCGCCCTTCGTGTGCTTGTGTACACCTGCTCTACCATGGAAGGATGTAATCTCTCCGTTGGCCTTGACATATGTACCGGCTACAAACTTCCCGCTAGTGATAGCCTCTGCAATTCTTTTCTTAATGTCCATGTCTATTTATTTTTATTGTTCTCGTTCATACTTACTATATCTCTTAGGTCCTGTAGCTCATCGTCCAATGCACTCAGGTTACCCACTAAATCAAAGCTTATCAAATCTCTCAGGTCATGTAGCTCTTCGCTTAATGAGTCCATCCTGTTACTCATTGTGTCTGCGCTACGCTGCAAGTTAAACAAATCTTTCTCAATACCTAGCAATTTTCTTAATAATTTTCTCATGTTTTCTATTATTTATTCTTCTATTATTTCAAAGTCTGCATGTTCCCAACAAGCTGAGCATATGTCCGTCTCAAACCATGCATCAGCTGTGCAGCAGTTGGATTGTGGTATGTCGTTCATGTTGCAAAATAGTTATCGCCTCTCATAGCTCCGTCACTTATAGCCTGCCGGTATGCTAGGTCCTGCGTGTTGTAGTTATCGTACTGCTGTCCGCGCTTGCGGTCCTCAGTAATTACTAGGTCCATAATTTTCTCTAACGTAATGTCGTTCGGGGGGTAAAATGTTTGTCTCATGTTTTCTATTTTTTAGTAGTTGTTAAATCTCCTGCTCATCTCTTCGCGTTGTTCCTGCTCTGTTATTATTGTAAGGTGCAGCGTATATTTTTGCTGCTCGCTCAGGTCCTTGTAAGCCTTGCCGTATGTAAGCTGCGATTTGAATATTAATAGATCGGAAGAGCG